TTTTGGGTGATATTTGAACTTTTTTATTTTTATTTTTGAACATAAGTATCAATTAATGGAAATATTTTGGATATGGCTTTTGCACATTCAGACGCAATATCCATGTGTTCTTGTTGTGTTCCATTTGCAGCACGCAGCTCAATATAATGGATCCAAGATCGGATAGAGCCTTGCATATACAAACGGCTAATAGTATTACCTTCAGGCAAAACCGCACGAGCTTGTTCCTTTGCAATACCATTTTCAATAGCCCATTTGTATGCATCTTCAGCTGCACGAATAACTTCACCTTGTTTTGAGTCCCACATCATTTGCAAACGTTCGTCAGAGTTGGCAATACTATTTTGACGGTTTTTAGTATCTTGCAGACGTGCTTCGCGTGTTACAAACTGATTGCCCATGAGCGCAGGGTCAGCATATCGTTGACTAAACTCCTGAAAAGCAAAGGAGCGATGGCGTAACATTTGGCGAGCAATATCACGAGTAGTTTCAATTTCCATTGTTGCATTAGCCATTTCAAATGGTGACCAATGAGCATGTTTTGCTAAGTAACTTAATAGCTTAGGTGCTGTCTCTTGGTTCAATTGATTAGTAGGATTTGACACTCTTGCGCAATATGCAATCATATCTTGCACATCGTCGAGCCCAATAATTTCTCCTTCAGCTGGTTGAGTATAACCAATTAATCTAACTTGCATTTTGTATCCTTATGATTTGCGCCATGCGCTGAGTTTCAATTCTGCTTGTAATCCCTGATAAGTATTATCTTCAATTAACTTTTCAGGATCAAGTCCTGCCAAATAGATTTCGTTAATATCTTTACCTGGGACGTCGGATGGCCATATACAAACCTTGTAGCCTGCTTTAATAACCTTTTCCATTCTTTTGTGTATTTCTTTGTTTCTTGGCTCAGCATCAAAGACATATATTGCATTATCTCCTGCAGCGTTGCCGTTGCCTTCAGCACCATTCATTGCAATAGCGTTTTCAATAAAGAAACTATCAATAGCGCCTTCGACAATATAATATGGTTGTGAAAAGTCAACTTTATCAAGGCCAAATATTTTTGGTCTTTCTTCAAACATTATAGTTATATATCTAATTCCTTTAGGATCAAACCCACGAGCAGATACGCCGAAGCAATTGCCGTTTTGATCTAAGAAAGGTATTACCAACCGCGGTTCATCTTTACCTATGTTTTCAAATTTATTAGGAATAATTTCATTAATCCAAGTCTTAAACTTTTTTGCAAAGTATAAACGGTAATGATGCTTAGTTGGTATTTTACGTTTTTCAATATATCTTTTAATAGGATGGTCAGATTTAAGTTGACTTATCTTCTTAATTTTTAATAACGGATTCTTCTTATTAAAGACTGGAGCTTTTGTCTTAAATTGATTCTCATCAGGTTCCGAGTCTTTTACAGCAGTATTAGCCATAAACTTTTCCGCCACATAATCATTATACAATAATTGGTCTATGCTCTTTAAAAAGAACGAGAAGCCTTGGCTAGCTCCACAGTTGTGGCAGTAATAATGGAACACGTTCTTTGACTCTAGGAGCCAACCACGGCTTTTAGACCGTGACTTTTGGGAGTCCCCACAAACTGGGCACCGAAAGTTAATTTTGTAAGGATTTGTGTTACGTATTCTAAAGTTCTCCAAACGCCCAGATAGCATTTGCGCATACTTTAGTTCTGTAAAATCTACCATAATAAAAAGCTCAATTTGATTCCGTATAATTAGATTATAAATGGCCGAAGCCTAAATGTCAACTAAATAATGTTGGCCAATTAATTTCTGCCACAACTATTGCTAACACTAGGCCCATACCCATAAAATACCAACGCCAATTTTCAAGTACGTTTACTTTTTTAGTCACTTCATTTAGTCTCATATGTAATGATTGTTCTACTGCTTCGAGTTTTTCAAGTACTTCTTTATTACTCATAGCTCGCTTTTCAGCATTATGAGAAGCTAGCTTTTCGTGGTCAGCCCTAGAAGATCTTCTATATTCTTCAAGTCTATCGCTTAAAACGTTCATACGCAATTCGTCAGTACGTTTTGTTTCTTCGCAAAGCTTTTCTACGTCGTCGAGCTTTTCTTTAGTAAACTCTAAGACTTCATTTTGCACAGCAACGTTTTTGGACAAGTCAACCATCATGTCCATTGAGTCCTCAACTTTGGTGAAGAATTTTTGTATCTGTTTGATATCTGACTTAATTAGGGCAATATCTGTTTCCCAATTTGACTTTGTATTTGCCAATGTCTTTTTCCTTTTATGCCTTTTGATGACGGAGGCTGGTGGCAAACTCCGCTATTAAGAGTAAAAAAGGGGTATCACTACTATGTACCCCTCAATATATCACTGATAACTAATTATGTCAATACTATTTATTCAGAAAGTGCACCTTCATAGTAGCCAATTATAGCGTTTTGCTCTTTTATGTATCGTCTAAGATCGCCAATTCCAATTGCAAGATTTTCATATCCTTTTGCGGAAATAGCAAAGAAAACAACATTGCCAGTTGATGTTTTTAATTCTTCAATTTTTTGTTCAAGATTTTCCTCAGTCACAACATACCATTCAACTGGTGGCATCTCCACCTTCTTTGGCCGCTCTTGTGTAGGAATATTTTGACTTACATATTCAGTCTGCGTTACTACCGTCGGTTCCGGCGTCCTCCCCAGACACGCTGTCAGCATCGTCAGCGGTACTAGGATTAGGATCAGTTTCATCGGCAATTTTTCCAATAAGTTCTGCAACTGCATTGTTTACCCTTTCCTCCAAATTTTGCGCGTCAGTGAGCGCTTCCATAGTCAAATCTATTCTAGCAAATACGCCGCGCAATTTGTCAAGATGTGCTTGAGATTGTTGTAGTTGCTTAGTTAGGTTATTATTCAATTCTTCATTTCGTGCTGCATCCGCAACCATTTGGTCAACAGTGTTTTGCAAAGTTTCCGCAGCATCTTGAAGTTTCACATTATTAGTACGTAAAGTGGTGATAGTTTCCTGCGACCAATCAAAGTACGATTTTGCCGCGAAACCACCACCACCTAAAATACTTAATATAATGATTATAAGATAGAGTCTAGCCAATCTTAGTCCTCTTCTTTATCCTCATCTTCGTCATCTTCTTCGTCGTCTTGATCTTCGTCATCTTCGTCCTCGTCTTCATCAGCAGCTGCTTCCATCATGCTAGCTGTTGCTTTTTCTTCGAGTGCGGCAAGAATACGTTTTTCCATTTCTGCTTCAAACGCTTCTTTCAAACCAAGTGGACGTGCCTCGACGGCTTCCTGGACAATCTTTTCTAAAGACATGTTGTTCTCCTTGTTATGTTAACTGTGTATTATTTATTATTTAAACATTTTGGCTTGTGTTGCTGGGCCTACAATGCCGTCTGCCACTAAACCGTTAAGTTTTTGCCATTTTTTAACTGATGTTTGCGTTCCGAAACCAAAGTCTCCGTCCGCTGTAATACCTAAAGCTTTTTGCATTTTAGCAACGTCATCACCTTTCATACCTTTACGTAAAGTACGAGATTTTGTTGATGCAGATTTCTTTGCCGCTTTTGGCGCTGGAACCTTGCCACCAAGAATAGCTAATGCTTCTTCCCAACGACGTGTACGATCTTCTAAACCAATTGTACCACCATTTATCTTTTTTGTCAATCCTTTAATGTCGCCTTTATCGGCCCATTTGTCTAGCTTGTTTGTTGCCCAGAACCAGCAGGCTGACTCGAGAGCTCCTCGTTCGGTTGCAACGTAGTCTGCTGCTTCTTCTGCTGACATTCCGACTGATTTTCCAAACGCTGTATAATTGTTTCGACCTGTAAGTTGCTTAATGCCACGGCCCCGAAATCTCCACCCATCACCGGCAGTGGTGTTGCCCATAGCGCCTCGTTTGCTGCGGTATTCATCTTGGTAAACATAGTTCGCAATTTTTTCAGGATTTCTCGCGTATTCTTTAGCATCTCGTTTGCCCTTTCCGAAATAACGACCAAACACTCCGTTTAACGCTTTTTCGCTGTAGTTTAAATTTTCTTCAAGTCTCGTAAAGTCTAAAGACTCATGAGCGCATTGAGCCATGAAACCTGCTAATCGGTTTGTTGTATTAATTTCGTATTTTTCAAACATAGGAACTGCTGATTCATACCAAGACTCAGAGTCCTTATTCTTTGGGATCATTGCGCTAAATTGTTCTAATGTAATCATAAGGTATCTCCATTAATAATATTTCTCAGTGTTTTACGCTTTTTAGTTTTATTCTTGGATGTCCATTTCTTTTGAGCTGCTTTTGACATTGCAGTTCCATCCATTCCTGCAATATTTCCATCGCCAACGTTATTAACTGGCGTGTCTTCTTTTAATCTATCCATAATCCAATCTTTAGCGTTGGCTTTACCATACTCGGTGGTTTCCCACTCCCAACTATCTCTACGTTTATCCCAAACCATAACTTTCCATTCGCCTTTATGGCGTTCGTTACTATCTAAGGATTTTTCGATTTGATATTTCTTACCACCAATGGTAGCTTGTATTTCGCCATTAGGTCCAGCTCTTTTCCAACGCGGAGTAGCGGCTTCTTCTAATGATTCATCAACCGCCAACTTGGCAGCAATTGCCATTTGACGTCGTTTTTCTTTTGACTTGCCTTTAAACTGTGGTGCGTCTGATTTGTAGAAATCGTCAATCCAATCTCCCATATCATCAGATGCTTTTAGCTTTTCTAAAAAAAGTTCAGCCTTTTCATTTAAACCATTGACATCTTCTGCAAGTGTGGTATAATGAGTATATCTACTATAAAATAATTGTATTGATTCATCTAATTGTTTATCAGTCAATTCTTCTGTAAGAGTAGATTCATCAGTAAAATGTTTGTATTCTTTAATGAGAAATAACGCAGCAGCATATGATGCAAATCGAGAACTGCCGCCAGGAACTTTAGCTAATAACTTTTTAAGGTTGGCGACCATTCTATCAAAGACACCCCACGCTTTACGCTGAGCTGCCTTAGTAAAATCTTTTGATTTAATTAAGACCTTACCTTTTTCATCAATGATGCCGAGTTTATATGCTTCCCATTTATTAAATGGAGTAGCAAGACGACGAATGAATTGGTATACTAAAAATAAATCAACGATCATAAGATCATATTCCTTTAAGTTTTTCTTCTATAACTGAATCAGCTATAATATTGTCTTTACCTATTATACGATCTTCATATATTATTTCTATAGGCATATAGTTTAAGTATTCAACAAACGGCTTAATGTATTCATGATATTCTTCGAGTTTCATGAATAGCATATGTGTTGCTTCAGGCCCAAACATATTATAGATAATTATCAAGTGGTTTAGAATCAACCTTTCTTTTAATTCATTATCTTGTCTGTATCTTCCAAATAATTTGCGTAAATATTGAAACCTTTTCAGGTCTTCCTCAAATTCTGATACGTCGGAACATTGAGGATTGTCATAATATTTAGATGCAAACAACAGAAAGGTTGATTCTGTCAATTTCATATTATATTTTCTTTACTTTTATGAGTCAGCTACGATTGCGTCTTCAACTGCTGTA